TGAAGAATGAGAAAAAAAGAGATTTAAATACTGACGCAGAGTATAGATCTATTGTGTTTGAAAAACTGCTTAAGCATATACGTGGAGGTTACTCGATCGATTGCTTTACTACTATGAGTGCTGAAAAGATTGAACTGTTTTTAAACCTGTACCCTCTGGAGTTTATACGTGAAGAGCTTGATGAGGCAATTCGTGATGCAAAGCAAGGGTGGGAGGAGATTGGACGTAAACAATCTAATGGAACATGCCTAGGCAATAGTAGAAGCTGGTACTATAACATGAGCAATAGATATGGATGGTCTGAGAGGGCACAAGTGAAACAAGAGCACACAGGGTCTATTAAAGTGGATGTAGTCAACTATGCTGACACACGTAGCTCTAGCAGTACTGTAGAATAGAACTTGTCATAATGAATGTTATGCTGACTGACAGATTAAACTTGAAACTTGAAAAATTCTATAGACCGAAGGGGTACTGCCCCTAGAGGGATAATGATTAATGATTACAGGAGTCCACAGAAATTTTTACACATTCCTGATTAGTTTTTTTTAATCAATGTAACATTTAATCATATAATTTCAAGTCTTTAATCGTTAACATGTTAAGGCTAGCAAAAGTTTAACAAAAGAGTCAAGGCTACAGTTAACATAACACTAAAGTATGATAAGGCTAGAGTTAACATAAGGGTTTAACATAACACTTTTATCTACACTCTTCAAGGTTAAGTCACTAATAGTAAGCATGTTAAGTCTGCAGTTACATAAGTCTGACATAACATTAGTGTTAAGGCCAGGCAAAAGTCGGACATATCTGGTCATAAATCAGGGGTAAAACATCAATCTTTTGGCGCTAGAAGATGTTTGATACTTTTTGCCAGATCTTTTACCATGGACGAAACTGGAGAGCTTATGTTAACTTTGTGTTGCTGCTTGTTCTTTGCGTTTTTCATAGTGAATTTCATTTATTTAGTGCATTTGAGTCGTCAGTTAGACCAGGCTAATTACGTGATTCATGAGCTTAGCGCTCTTCTAGACAGGATACTTAAGTGATTTATTCTTACATACTTACAAAAAATGTTGAATCAAAGAAACACATATATTAGTGTAAGGTAAAGTGAGTATGTATGGACGAGATACATGTGTTCGTGATGAGTGTTGATGAGTATAGTGTGTTATATCAGTTGTATTATTACGAGTTAAGGCGCCATTGGGCGATTATTGGGAGGGAAGAGTGTCAATAGAGATATGTTGTATTATGTGTTCGATTGTCTATACGGTGCTGATTACTATGTACTGTATGGATCGGATTGATTGTTTAGAGAGAAGGATTAAGTATTTAGAGATGAAGGACGATTAAGTATGGCGAAAGAATTATGTTTGCCAGAGGATAAGAGGATTCCGACGGCAAGATTGAAGGAAAAAAAGTTAAACAAGTAAAAAGAGGTAAATGTGGACAAGAAACTTAAGTCAATCGGCAAAGAAGTGAAAAAAGTGGAAAAAGATGTCAAGAATGTAGAAAAAATGGACAAGAAAAGAGATAAATTGGTAGAAATGGGACGTAAATGTAAATAATGAGTACTTCCTTTGTCGGCGGTGGCTGATACGTACGAGTAGGAAGTGTACTGGCTCAGGGTTCGTACGCTGGGCTGGGGAATAGCGGCTGAATAGGCCGCTTTTTTTTTAGGGGGATTTATGGAATGGAAAAGCGTAGGTGAAGAGCCTAAGTCAGGTGTATGGTACCTAGTCACAGATGGAAAGGGTGCTGTTACATTAGCGAGCTATAAGAACTGCAAATGGATGATGTTTTACGACGAGCAAGACTTAGAAGGCGGTGCTTATGCCCCTGCGAATGAGAACGTTTTTGATGTGATACATGAAAAAGATATACGATTTTGGCTAGATATATGGAAAGAATTACCTAAGAGAGGAGCTATATGAGTGATAATGAAGAATTAGAGCAAGTAAAAAAGATGATACAGTCTGAAATTGATGGGTGGTATGATGCTATGATGCAAAGATACACAGGACTTTTAGATGGTGAAAAGCTGAATATGATGTTGAATGTAGGTATTGGAGTAATGATGCTTTACATAAGACAAAACATTCAATTAGGTTACGTTCAATCTGTAAAGGATGAAATTATACAATCTATCGAGAAGAATCTAAAGTTATCTATCAAATAAGTCTAAATTAGCAAGGACGCTAATAAATCTAAACAAGCAAGGAAGCTATGTCGAAAAAGATCACGATTCCGTATGGTTTTGAGCCACGGGAGTATCAAAGACGTATATTAACAGCACTGGATAATGGGTGTAGGAACGCATGTTGGATTGTACATCGCCGAGGTGGCAAAGACACTACGATGTGGAACTACATGATCAAACGTGCTTTTATGGAGCCAGGAACTTACTACTATTTTCTGCCGAGCTTTACTCAGGCTAAGCGTGTTATCTGGGACGGTATGACGAATGATGGCAAGCGGATGTTGGACTACATACCTAAGCAGATCATAGACGGCAGCCCGAACAATACCGAGATGAAAGTATGGATCAACGGAATGAAGGGTCAAAGCTTGATCCAGCTGATTGGCAGTGACTCTTTTGATGCGATAATGGGAACGAATCCTAGGGGTGTAGTGTTCAGCGAGTGGAGTTTGATGGACCCAAGGGCGTACGACTACATTAAGCCTATTCTTGCGGCAAATGGTGGCTGGTCTGCATTTATCTACACGCCAAGGGGAAAGAATCATGGATGGGAACTGGCAGAGATAGCAAGACGCAACCCAGATGAATGGTTCTACGAGATTCTTACCATACGAGATACAGGTGTTCTGACAGAGGCGCAGGTAGAAGCCGAGAGACGTAAAGGCATGCCGGAAGATATGGTCCAACAGGAGTTCTTTTGCGACTTTAACAAGGGCCAAGAAGGAAGCTACTATGGCCGGCAGATGGACCAATTGCGTAAGAAAGGCCAGATGACAAAGGTGGAGTACGAGCCGTCGGTGCCAGTCAGGACTTACTGGGACCTGGGCATTGGCGACTGCACTGCTATTTGGTTTGCTCAATTCGTGGGTAAAGAAATTCATTTGATTAACTATTATGAAAATTCCGGTGAAGGTTTAGCTCACTATGCACGGGTTGTTGATGAGTACCGGAGAGAAACTGGATGTTTATATGACCTTCACGTAGCCCCACATGACATTCAAGCTCGGGAGCTGTCAACAGGCAAGACAAGACTTGAAACAGCTCGTCGGTTAGGGCTGAACTTCCGTGTTGCGCCAAGAGCGAGCTTAGAATCTGGGATAGAAGCATGCCGTATGATTCTCGCAAGATGCTGGTTCGATGAAAAGCGATGCGAACAGGGGATAAAGTGCTTAGAGAACTACCGGAAGACGTATAATGAAAAGTTCCGCGTGTATGGGGATAAGCCTTTTCACGATTGGACGTCTCATGGTGCGGACGCTTTTCGGATGCTTGCTCTGACTGAGAGTGATTTTGCTCCGGATCGGGGTGTGTCTGATCGTGACTATGACAACATGAAGGGTCGCTGGGGCTGGAAGGGCTAAGTGTTTTCAAAGTCTCAGATAAGTTCTTTAAAAGCATTGCCATTTTTACTAGTTCTAAGTCACTCATTTTAAGTTCTTTGTGTTTTTATTGATTAATTGTATTGATTTATTCATATCCGCTAAAGATTCTGGGTTTTTCAAGGAGACAGACATTCTACCAGGTTTACCATTAACAACTTCCGCCACAAAAAGTTGATGTTCTGGTATCAAACTGTCATTCTCCGCGGCCATTTTTGGGTTAATTTTACGGAGAATTTCATTGTATTGCAAGGCTTTTTGTTGAATCGGTGATAATTTTTGCTCAGGGTTTTTGCGTCTGGTGACAATTTCTCGGTAATTTTCAGGGTTTTTAATCACAGCTTTGAGTTGTTTGATGTAGCAATTTTCACCGGTTAGAACAGTCTCGGGATGATAGACATATTCAACGGCAAATCTTACTTCAGCTTCGGGTAGTTTAGATAGAGTTATCTTCTGCTGATCTGACAAATTTGGTAGATCCTTAAGAAAATCATATATAAAAAAGTTATTAGTTAAAATTTGTTCATCAGGTTTAGGCTCAATTTTTGGGTCAGGCTGTTGGGATTTCGGCGGGCTGTAATTAATAACTTCTTTACTAGCTATATTATCTTTAATAAGTAGTGGCGGGTTAACCAGATCGGGATTTTCCCGATCTGGATATTTCTTATCTTTAGGTTTAGTTTTTTGAGGCTTAGATTTTGTTTGTTTGACCTTGATATTACGTGGTTTACGCGGAGATGTATAAAGTTCAATTAAAGAATTTTCTTGTTTCAATTCTTGCAATCTTTGGTGTACCATTTCAGTTGTTTGTTTGACTTCGTAAACCTCAAAAAACATGCTTTCCATGGTGCCGTTTTTTCGTCGAATTATGAACCTTGCGGCATACCCATTTTTGATAAGTTCATCGCATTGACTATAAACTGCATCTTTACCATCTTGGCAGTTTTTTACCATTTCGCAGATATAAAAATCCCAATCATCTGGCCTGGACATGCAATAAAACCAAAGACCTTTAGCGCAATTACGCAAGTTAGGGTCTATTGCTATTGATTTATTGATTGTTATGTATGAGTTGTTTTTATCGTGACGGACGCGGATTACTGACATAAGATCTCCTTTTTCCCACATTTTGTTTATTTTACATTGCCAGAAAAAAGAGATCTTTGTAAGATACTATCTGTCTAGCGAATGTAGACCTGAAGGTTAGTGAGTTGTGCGAAGGACGCACTAACCTTTTTTTTTACTCAAAAGCAAAATCTATCAATTTCTTTAATTTCACACAAGCATCTTTCTAAAAAAACACATCCCCCCTTGTAAAAAAAGATTAATTCATTAAGACTAACGGTAATGGATTATTCTAGAGGTAAGGATGCCGACAGATTATGATATAGTCTCTGATTTTACACAGGACTATAATCGCGCGTACATGTTGTTAAATACTTACTATGCAGAGGCTTACCGAGACCTTGGGTTCTACCTGGGCAATCAGTGGTCGCTAGAGCAAATGCAGTATCTTAACAACGAGCGACGCAACAGTTTCACTTTCAATAAGTCTCGCAAAACAATCAACATGGTGTCTGGTTACCTTAGTGCAAATCAGAATATGAGCATTGTTATACCTCGCGAAAATTCCAATGCGAAAACAGCCGAGCAGTTAACACAATTACTTCAAACGCAGATGCAGCCTAAGGGTTACAAGGCAATGACCAAGGCTAAGCACAATTCTTTGGTGACTGGCTTATGCTGGGTATCGCCTTGGGTAGACTATAGATCAGATTACGTCAATGGCAGAATAGAGTATAACATCGACAATTGGAACGACGTTATCTGGGATCCATTCAGCTATCGTATCGATCTGGAGGACTGTACCTTTGTGGCTCGAAGAAAGTACCTGAGCAAAGATGTGATAAAAAGTCTTGTGCCAGGGTGCGAGAGAGAAGTTGACGCAATGGGCTATGGTAACCGTGACGAGAAGTTTTCCTACGAACCTTATGCAAGACAGTGGGGGTTGCAGGAGCTTCTGGCATATAACGAGTATTGGAAGCAACGTTACAAGAAAGGATGGCTACTGGTAGATAAGGTCACAGGCGAGCAGAAGCCATGGAAAGGCGACAAGAAACGATTACAAATGATGCAGAGCTTTTTCCCGAACCTTGCAGTGATAGAAGGCTACTACAAGACTGTGGAATATAACATCATTGTCGAGAACAGGTTGCTTTACAGTGGCGAAGATCCTTGGGGCATGGGAGAATACCCGTTTGTGCCGTACTATTGCGTGTTCGACCCTTCTTATGATCTGTTCCAGTGGAAAATCCAGGGCTTGCAAAGACTTTTACGTGATAGCCAGGAAGAATATAACATGCGCAAGAGCAAGTTATTAGACATCGTGGACTCGCAGATTGGTAGTGGCTGGAAAGTGAAGAGCGGAGCCGTGTCTAACCCTAAGAGCTTATTTCAGACTGGCCAGGGTAAAGTGATATTTTTCAATCCAAATTTCGAGGTAAGTGATGCTGAAAGAATTGATCCGCCGTCAGTGCCAGAAAGTTTGTTCGCTCTGCAAGAGAGTTTTGACGCTGATATCAAGGACTTTGTAGATCTGGGCGCATTGGGTAACGATCAGACCGATAGAATGAGCTCAATGCTGTTTAAGATGAAACAATCTATGGCGATAATGCAACTTGGACCGATCATAGAGAACTTTAAGGAAGCAGATTATCTCCTAAGTAAAAAAGTGTTAAAGCTGATACAGAAGTTTACGCCGGAGAAAGTTCAGCGCCTGATAAAAGAAGAGCCTACGCCAGAGTTTCACAATAACACATTTTTAGAGTACGACGTAGATTTGGTAGAAGCGCTAATGACAGATTCACAGCGCCAGATGGCCTTTATGGAAGCTTGGTCGATGAAGATGGGTGGCGTGAATGTGCCTGATCAAATGTTGTGGAGCTTGGCACCATGGCCGATTGATAAAAAGTTTGCCGAGGAGATGGAACAACAAGCACAGGCGGCAAAAGAGCAGCAGAAACAAGAGATGGAAGACAAGAAGCAGGTTAATGAGCTTTTGCAGGCTAAGGCGTTTACCGACGTTTCCTTGGGCCAAGAGCGCCTGAGCCGAATCAAGTACGACGCAGCCTTGTCTGAAGAACGTTTGGCCGCTGCGCAGGAAGAACGTAGCCGCAGTGTATTGGATGAAGTACGAGCAGCAAAAGAGATGCAGGAGATAGACATTAACAACGCCGAGAAGCTGCTTAACATAATCCGAGGCGTGCAAGAAGAACAACGCTTAGACGCAGCTGATACTGTCGTGCCACAACCTGCAATTAAAGATAAAAATGAGACTAAAAATACTTGAAAATGACTGTATTGTAACCTGCGAAATTAGTTCTTTGGATGATTTAAAGCGAAAAGTAGAAGAACTAAAAAAGGACTTTATAAAGTTTAACAAAGTAGATTTTAGAAGAAAGAATGATAATTATTACGAAAGATACTGTAACGAGTTAGATAATCTGGTGAAAGAATATACGGATGGTGACTTATTACATTGCAAAACATGTACAAACGAAGATCACGAAGGCATGTTTTGTAGGTGTGAGTCTAGGAATATACGAATAGCGAAAGATAAAAGACTAAAACGCGAGTGCCAAAGATGAAACCTGAAGATCCGGTGTTACATGTTTCGACAGTGATGGATGAAGAGCTCATGTTAAAGCGATCTTTTTGGGTTGCGAGAGAACTACGGCAATTGATGAGTAAGAAGACTGACGTGACTTATGACATGAACTTTCGCGGAGCTTTAGATGCCTACATAGATAAAATTGAGGCCAAGCTGATAAACATGGGTGTCAGGTTAATGCAATGAATCAAGACGGATGGGGTTTTACAGGCGCAGGGTTAAACGATCGCAAGCTAGTTGGACCAGACCTACAGCATTCAGTTCAAGATTCAACCAATTCAAAATATGTGAGTTTTAAGCCTATTGTAGGATTTCACGAAGATGGAGGACCAATGAAAGAAAAGATCAATACTATGCATGAGCAGTTAGAGGTCGAAAAGAAGAGGCACGAAGAATCATTGAAACATCACGAGCATCATTTAGAAAAGCATCGTGGTAGGCATTATGATTCGCAGTATGGTCAAGATGATTACAAGTATTAGGAGGATATATGTTTGGTAATGATTTTTATAACAGCTCTGAGTTGGAACCAAGTTGGACTACGCAATTGGACATGAATGGGATGCAGCCGCACAGCAGGGAAGCGGTCGAGCGTTCGATCAATCACGCGAGAAGTGAGCGCAAGTATCAGATGATTGAAGGCGAGCTAATGGATTATGTAACAGGAATACAATTTTCGGACAAACCATGACAGCGATGTTTCAAGGCGAGGGTGGCTATACACCTGCGGTAGGTCAGGAGATGAAGACTCATTTACCTGGGATGACACCTGCGTTAGAGCAAGGATCTGAGGGAAAGACGATGAGTGACTTACAGATGATGATGGAGAACGAAAGGAAGCAGCACGAGCAGAGTTACATCTATCAGAACGGTCACAATGATGGCAGCTCGGCTTTAGGAACACCTTCATTTTAAGGACTTTATGGATGAACTGACTTTGAAAGAATTGATACTAGTGATGAAAGAAAGATGTAAAGGCGATGCAAGAATACACGATGCATTTATTTGTATGACTGCCTTAATTGACAGGTTCTGCACGCATTTGGAAGAGAAACTTGAAGAACTGGAAGATCGGTAATGGGCACACTATCTCAGAGTGGCAATGCGCCGATGAACACACTAAAGCCACAGCCTGGGCAGTCGAACAGTTATGTGCCTAAGTTTCATCCTTTACCTGGTGACTGGGCTAAGCAACAGATGAGTGGTGAATACAAGTCTCACAGTGAAAAGCATGCTAATTCGACCGAGTTGCAAAGAGCGTTAGCGTCCGAGAGACAGCAGCACGAATACTGGGAAGACTGGCAAGGAATCAAGCCTGGCAAAGCTGTATATGAGAACCCACGTGAGCTGCAAAATACATTATTGCCCAGTGCAAAATACGGAACGGAAGGAAGAGGATATGGTTAAGATTGAGTTTTACGACGATTTAGACAACAGAGTGATAGATTCTATGTTAAAGCAGCATGTGAATATGGATAACTGGGATTTCGTGTTATTTATTCCGGACTGTTACGAGCATGTGTTTGACGTGAGAACAGACGATGGTGCAGTGGAAGTTGAGCCTAAGAGCTACTACCTTAGCCGATTAGTAACAGTGATGAACTACGGCGAATGGTACAAGGTAAAAAATTTTAACGGATCAGACGGATACTTAGGAGTAGCATACCACGGATGAAAAAGACAGCACTCGAGAAAGCAAGATCAGCTCTAAGAAAGGCAGATCATGTTAAAACACCAAAGTCGATTAAGCAGAAATTAAAAAAGCCCTTAAAGTCACGTAACCTTAAGGGCAATTAACAAAAGTAAAGTACTACGATATATATTTTAGCAGGAGGGCAAATTATATGAAAGAGAATCCTTCAGGACATCAGCATGGATTCGAGTCAATGGAGCACTATAACGAGCGTCAGTCAATGGTTAGCCATCAGAGCGAGACGACTCCTAACGGTGTTGCTATGAACTGGAAAGCTGGTGTTTATGAGATGAAGACTGAAGCAATGGACGAAGCCTACGGTCTAGCCGGTAAAAAAGGCGTAGATCAAGACTTTAACATGGCTCACTCTCAATTTAGACATTATAACTGGGCTTAATCTATGGAAACGACACTTATAGGGCAAAAGCGTCATTCTGGCATGCAAGAAATGGGCGAGACTCGTGAACCGATGGCATACGACTGTTGGATGGATGCACATCGTATAGCTGAGTCATATGCTAAAACATTATCTGGTGATTTCTGGTTAATGTTCGCAGCGAAGCCTCATGTCAAGATGCATAACGCGATAGTGCAAGGCTGGGAGGTCGTAGCAAAGCGTCCACCTAGAGCCATGGTTGGTGTGCTCGTCTTTAAGTGGTCATGTAAAGATAGACGGTTATTAGTAGAAACAGATCTTTGCTTACCTTACGACATTCCAATCAGTGAATCTGAGATGTCGAGTAAGTCAGAAGATCGAATAGGAACAGTTGAACAAGCTGCCAAAGAGTCACAGTCGATTCTATTGGCTTAGGTTCTACAGGGCGTAACAGGTTTGTCGCCGAAACCAAAGGAACCATATGGATGAATTAGATATGTCGCGTCCAGGGGGTGAGTTGTTCCCTGAGACAGCTATGCCATACAACTCGTATCAGGACGTTAACATGGGTCAGGTCGTCGATGATCCACTAAATACCGGCAGTAAGGTTGAAGTCGCCGATCAACAAGTTTCGGATAAAGAGATGAATTTCCGAGCTTTGCGTGATGAGGTAGCCAAAATGAAAGAAGAACGCGAGTATTGGAAGGGTCAAGCTGAAGCTTATTCACGTCAACCCGTGGCAAGTAAGGAAGATGCTTTCAACGCTTTAGAATGGGACAATGCGGCAGATGTGAAAAAGGCATTTGACGCAATACGGCAGGAGAACGTCAAGCTTCGTGATGAGATGCGTGATGCTCTAACTGCCGTCGAAACTAAGGCTAAGCGTCAGGATTGGAACACTATGGTAACTCAACACGTACCGCAATTAACAAGCAAGAACCCGATATTTGCCGAGATGATCCAGAATGCAAGCAATCCGTACGAAGCAGCATATCTGTTAGCCGAATTAAACGCAAAGGCAAGCAATACACCCGTGCAGCAACAAAACTACGGGCAAAGAGCTATAGCCAATGCATCAAAGCCACTTACCTTAAATAGCGTGGGTGGAAATAGTCAACTTGGCGCAGCAGACTATTATGCAAGTATGTCCGATGAGGACTTCATGAAAGTTGCATCGAGGAATCTGGCGAATATCTAACTTTAAGGTTTAGATATGCCAATAACAACAACAGCTCAAGTGCCTCCAGAAGTGCGCACCTATTTTGACCGCCTTCTGTTGACCTTAGCTCGGCCTTATTACATTTACGATATGTTTGCCCAGAAGCGAACAATACCGTTGAATAGCGGTGATCAGATGATCTTTAGACGCTATGCAACGCTTTCAGCAGCAACAGTACCTATTCAGGATGGAACAACTCCTCCTGGGGATAGCCTGGCTGTAACTGACTTTAGTACGCAAATTAAGTGGTACGGTAAAACAAACGAGGAGTTACAACTCGCAGCCTAAATGCCGTTGTAAAACCCAGGGTAATTACATGGAAAGCCTACACATAAAACACCAATTGTTATATAATGATTACGACGGAAATTTTGTAACCATTACAGGTAGGTGTTATATGCATGGTAACCAGAGGCAAGCGCTTGATCTAGCTTATATTGCAGGTCTTATGGATGGAGAAGGTTCATATTGTATTCTCAAAGCTGAAACAAAAGAGACTTTAAGACAAACAAATCGAAAGTCTCCAGTGTATTATTCAGTTATAAGAGTTGGAATGACTCAACGAGAACCAATGGAATTTATTCATAATATATTTGGATTTGGAATAGTAAGAGATGAAGGCGTTCGAAAAGATAGACCAACTTATCAACCAATGTATAGGTGGACATTACATAAAAAAGATCAAATATTAGAGTTTTGTAAAGAACTTTTACCTTATTCACGGGTTAAGAAAAAACAAATACAAAACATAATTGATTTTTTTGAAGGATGGGAAAAGCCATACAATAGAAAAATGGGTATATCTGAAAAAGAACTACTACGCAGAGAGAGACATTTGCAAATAGCACGTGAGCTTAATGCTGTAGGAGCAGCCGCAACGACTAAATCCCAGGGCCGTCGAGAGGCGGAAGTGATAGTCTAGACATTTGGGAAACCAAGTGAGAATGGGTCGAAGAGCCTGTTCCGCCTTTAAAAAGGTCTGTAAGAAGTCATTTATAAGAAAAGTGCCTTCTGAAAGTAATAGAAGCGAACTTCGTAACAATAACGGATCAAGTACAATTTACTGTGCAGGACCGTGTTCTTAATGAAGCTACAAGGGTGTTGTCACTCCAGTTAGGTTTGACAATCGACACCTTAATAAGAAATATGATGGTGGCTACTGCGTCATCTATTTTGTGCTCGAATGGTATAAACGGCAATACCCCAACTGAGATTACGACCACAGACATTAAAACAGCTGTGCGTGCTCTTAGACTGGGTAATGCAAGACTAATGACAAAGCCAATTCCTGGGGAAAACCGCTTTGCAACATCTCCTGTAAGGTCCTCGTATTGGGGCTTTATGGATGTAACTTTGCAATTAGACTTGGAAGCTTGCGCAGACTTTTTGAGTGCTGCCAACTATCCTAACCCATTGGATGCTTTAGAAGCTGAATGGGGTAGTACAAACAACTGTAGATGGTTACTAAGCACTAATGGTTATGCGTCTAGCGCTTCGCCACCAGTGTATAACAACATAATCCTCGGACAAGAGGCATACGGTGAACAAGAGGCACTAGCAGCCTAAATGCCGTATTAAAATCTTTGGTAATTGACTTGGACACCCTAACGTAAAGACGAGGGCAACAAGGCGCAAGCAGCGGAAGTAGGCAGCGTGAACGACTAAATCCAGAGACCCGAAAGGGATGCGATAGTCTGAACTGGGAAGGAAACTCTCAGAGGCTGATCCGAAGAGGTTAGCCCGCCTAGAAATAGGTCATAAAGTAACAGAATGGTAGTTAAGCTAGGAAGTAAGGAAGCAGAGTTTATCGTTAAGCCACTTGGTTCTAGCGGTACATCTGATCCATTAAACCAAAGGGGCTCAGTAGGTTACAAGTATCCATTTGCTACACGTTTACTGAACGACAATTGGATCACTCGTCTATTAGCAACTCAACGGCTATAACAAGGAGGTTAAGTCATGAGTCAATATCGTAACGGTATTATAACTTCTACTGGTGCAGCCGTGAACTTAGCACTAGGGTTTGTGCCTGACAAGTTTATGATCACGAATTATACAACTACAGCAGCACAATCCGGTGTTAACGAGTCATTGTGGATAAATAACGTTGTACCTAGCGGGTACGCGATTATTTCTACATTAACAGCGGGTGCTCCTGTCATTTCTCAGATCACTTCAAACGGGATAACACCTATTGTTCTTGGAGCTGATTGGCAGAATACACAGTACACTATCACAGGTATCACTAATGCTAATCCTGGTGTTGTAACAGTTTCTTCCACTTCGCCGACTAACACGCTTACGTTGGCAAATGGAATGACTGTAACAATATCAAGTGTGGTTGGTATGACACAAGTTAACACTAGGCGTTATCTTGTGGCTAATATCAGTGGTTCGACATTCCAGTTATATAACTTGTATGGGAACCCTGTCGATACCAGTGCATTTGGAACATACACTAGTGGTGGTATCGTTAACCAAATCTCTTACCCAGCTACAGCTCCTACTATTGGATCTTCTGGTGTAATAACAGCTCAAGGCAATCCTCCTGGAAATCAATACGACATTGGTTACATGGGATTGGCGCTTGGTACAGGTGTTATGGGATCGAACGGCAACGTTCTGTTCTGGGAAGCTTGGTTAAACACTCCTACTGGGTACTAAGAATGACTGCGCTACCAGGGTTTCCTTTAGGGACATTGTATCAGATCACAGGTATATCGAAAGGTATGCCTGGTGTTGTGACATTAAGCTCGGTTGCATTGCCTTATTCATTTGCAATTGCAGTAGGTCAAACAGTGACCATATCGGGAGTAGTGGGAATGACCGAGGTTAATGATAACAGATACATTGTGGCTAATTTAGACCTTATAGCGCAGACATTTCAGCTATACGACTTAAAATACAAGCCAGTTAGTACTTTGGGATATGAGGCATACATATCTGGCGGTGAAGTAAACATAATATCATATCCGCCTGGGGCAGGGCAGCCACCGGGATTAATGTATAACAATCAATAGACACGGAGGAATTATGACATTTAAAAAGAAACCCGAGAAGAAAATAGATGTTGAGACATTGCAAGCTAACTATTTGGCAGGCCCAGCAGATGAGCCGATAGAACAAGTGAGAAAAGAGCTTAAGGAAAATGAGATAGTGGTAACCAATGAGGTACCAAAGTTTGAAAAGATCATATTTAGAAACCAGAGAGACCCTGGGCATCCGTTAGAGTTTCACTATTCAAGCAAGACACATCCTTTCAAACAGTACACTTTGATCGACGGAAAGACGTACGATTTACCTGTCGAAGTGATAAAGAATCTTGAATCGTGCAGAGAGAATATTGAGAAATACAGACGCAATGCAGACGGAATACCTGAAATATACATAGCTGGTTACAAGACACACTTTGTATGTGAGAGGGCAGCCTAATGGTCTATACGCCATCTGCATGGAATTTATCTAACATAATTAGCGAATTTCGCAGTATTACTGGTATACCTGATTCGTCGATGTATTCTAATCAGCAATGCGTCACTCTGATCAATTATTACTACCAGATGGTGTTGCCTAAGGAGCTAAAGATATTCTGGGGTTACACCAATTATCAGTTCTTTTGTCAGGCAAATGTAGATCAATACCAGGTCCCGACAGTCGACAGTAATGGTAACCCGATTAATTTTCAGACTTTTAATCCAGTGGCTTATGCAGATGGATTTCAGCTTACATGGTACTTAGATCAAGACACATTCTATCAAGATTACCCGCAACAAGAGATCAAGCAACAGATCGCGACATACACTGGGACAAATAGTTTTTCAGCCACTATATCCTATTACCCTTTATTACCTAGGAGTGTGTATGTCACGGATGGAACGCAAGTCGTACAAGATGACGGAAATGGAGGGTTCACCCAGGTGGCTCCTTTATCTAATGTTGGTGTTGTTTCTGGTTCTATTAACTACGCGACTGGAACAATATCTGGGTTAAGTTTCCTGTCTAATCCTACGGCCAATGCATCTATCACAGCTACATTTGACACTTACTATGCTGCAAGGCCTCAAGGTATCTTATATTTCAAGCAAGCGCCTTTAGCAAACAGTACTGTGGCAAGCCTTAACGCTACCGAGTACTTTGTCTTAAGACCTGTGCCAGATCAAGTGTACATGATTAAGATGCAGGGTGTTCAAGTACCGCCTGCTCTGATCAATGATTCCGATGTTCCATTTAGACCTGATTTAGGCCCATTGATAGCTTTGGGTGCAGCATTACACAGATTCAAGCTATTCAATCAGATGGACCAGTACGAACAATATTTACCAGAATACAACAGATTTAAAGACGTAAGCATGCAAGATACGTATGAAGAGCTGTTGTATGAAAGAAGTATACCAAAGTTTTAAGGAGAATTTATGGCATATACGAGTAACGTGCCTCAGGCTAGTCAGACTTTTCCAGCGACGCAGCCTTTGATCAATGCTAACTTCGGGTTTTTAAACACAGGCATTGGTCAAGAGCATAACTTTAATGCATCAGGATCTGGGTCAGACATGTATCATTTAAAAGCGTCAATGCCTAATCAGAGTGACCCTGTTTCATTGACCGCGCCTGTTACTGGGATTTACTATGTGCAAGGCGGGTTTCCTAAGTTCTACAATGGCACAGCTTACAAGATTCAGTTGACTAATACATTGCAGCTTGTTTTAACTGGTACTTTCAGTTTAACAACCTCAGCTAGTACTGTAGTTGCAATTCCTGCTAATTCTGCTGGTCAATATTTTCTGTTTCGTCAAAGCGTTAATGGATATGTTAATACGGCATGTGCTGTGGGACAATTCGTATCAGATAATAATAGTTTATTTCCTTCTGCGGTGTCTGATCCAAAAATTACTATTACATCTTCAGGATTGAACTTACAAGCAGAAGCTACAGCATCGGGTTTTACAGGAACTTACACATATTTAATAGTTTATTACACACCATGAAAGAGTATCAAGGCTATCCTATATCTAATTTTCGCACTGGTCTAGATGAGGCTTTAGAACCGTGGCTTTTACCTAGAGAGGCGTTTCAGTTGATGAAGAACTGTCATTGCTACAGGGGTGTCGTTGAAAAGATAAATGGCTACAATCCTTACGCGGCAATGAGTTACAGAAACGTTGTTGCGCCTAATGAAAGTATCAATGGATCGCGCAAGACGTTTACATTTACACTGCCTTACGCGCCTACTACGTCTAATTTCTACGCGTATGGCACAATAATCGCCGGCAGTACAGGTGAAACATTTGCCTATCAGTCTGACGATGGATCCAACATTATTACTTTGCTTGGGTCAGCCGGCGGAACAGGTACAGTGAACATAAGTGGCCTGTCAGCTTCAATCACGTTTAACACAGCTCCGCCTTCAGGCACGTACAGTTCAGTCTTCTTTGAGTATGATTCGGCTTCTCCTGGCACGTATTCAATCATGGGGATTCAGCCGTACTTTGACTCGTCTGGCTCGCAATCGATCATTGTATTCGACGAGAAGCGTGTTGGAATGATAAAAAGCAACTTTGGTCTGATGATTCAGTTATCCGGCACAAATCAGAATATTCAGGAGATACCTCATTCATATTATCAAAACACTATCTTTACCGGCACAAATTCAACAGGGCCATACACAGGCACATTAGGTCACAGAGTGGAGCCAGGCACATTAAACTGGCAATTGTACAATACGACAACAGGGGCTTTAATAGCTGATAACCAAGTAACAGATAACGGCTTTGGCGGTCTGATAGGGCCTAACGTAGCTAGCGGGAGTATAAATTACACGACTGGCGCCTACACAGTTACATTTACTTCGAATATTGTTAACACAAACAAGTATGACAGTACCACAGGTGTTTATGGCAATCTATTTACAGGAAGTTTTACAAACTTTTTTAGCTGCTGGAATTATCAGTACAAGCTGTTCTTTTGTAACAATGTTGATCCGATCTTTTATTACGACGGAACATCAATTCAATACTTAAACACTAACTTATCTGTAAAACTTGTATCTGCGTCAGCTGGTGTTCCTCAGTATGATATCACTACGACATTACATCTTTTAGCGCATAGAGAACGTTTAATCTTACTATCGCCTACAGTTGAAGGTACCCCTCAGGTTGCAGCGGCTTACTGGTCTGAAGCAGGCAATCCGCTTAATTTCACTAATGACGAGCAATTGTTTGCATCTACGAGCGAGCCTATCAGAACATACAGCTTAATCAACACATCATTGGTCGTGCGTTTCTCTAACTCGGAACGAATCTTAAATTATACAGAAGATGCGTTTAGCCCATTCCGCTGGGACAGTACTAATAACTTATGGCAATGCGATGGTCCTTACAGTGTGATAAACTATGATTCTTGGTTCAGTTCAGTCGGCAAACCGGCAATTGTCAGTTCAGATGGTGTAAACGTCCGCAGGGCAGATGAGATAATTCCGGACTTTACAGATCCTTACCGCATTGAAGATAATTCACCAGTGCCTTACATGAATCAGACTAGCATAGTTGTTTCATATGGTTACAGGTTTGACGATTTGAAGGAAGGCTGGCTTTGTTACAATAGTTCACCAAATGCGGAGGCTACTGTTACAAAAGCCGATAATGTGTTAGCATTCAACTATCTAGATCAGACTTATTCTGTTTACACGTTTCCCTTCAGCTGTCTTGGATTAGGGCGTATTTTAACACTGCCGACCTGGGGAAACACGTTTGTTCCGTGGGCTGATTACAACTTAGCTTGGGGTGATTACCAGCTATCAGACTCAGCCTTATTAGATCTAGCTGGTGATCACTACGACACAGTTTACGAGCTGAACGCAGGTACAACACAGACTGTAGCTGGTGACTCTACCTTAACGCCAGTGCCTGTGCTAATGGATCTAATGACAAAGAACTTTAATCCATTTATCGAAGAAGGACAACTGGCAAGACTAGGCTATGTAGACTTGTTTGTTTCGGCGAATGATCAGACTACAGTGCGTGTGCAATTCTACCTTAACGACCAGCAATACTTGGACGTAAACAACAATCCAGCGGGCTATTATCAAGAGACGATACTTAAACTAACGCCAACCGATGCGATGAGCCCTACGACAAGACAGATTAAGATATGGAAAAGAATCTACGTAGGTGCAGTGGCAAAGGAACATACAATAAGAATATATCAGAATGAAGCAGACTTTGACAGTGTAGACCAGTATCAGCCTGTATTCATTCATGCTATTGTGCCTTATTTTAAACCCGCAGGAAGGATCTTTAACTAATGGGTAAGTTGCAGCCGTATTTTGTTTGGCAGAAGTACCAAGGTAAGCCGGAAGATGCTCAAGAACAGTTTCAATATCAGCTGCAACAAGAGCACATCCTTACGGCTAATGCGGTTAACACTACTGTTGATGATTTGTCCTACTGGCAGCAAGAAAGACCTACATCATTTACCTCGATAACAAGTAAGCAGATATACACACAGACGTATCAAGCATTAGTGAGTTTTTTTCCAATACCGCATAATATCGACACAAAGATACTGAATATTGTCGGGATAACAGGTGTGATACAAGATACATTGCCGTTAACATCAAGGGCTTATCCTGTGCCTTACACTGATCCGACTACTTTAGCCAATGGAATAGGTGTCTATGTGACCAAGACTCAAATAGTGTTAGTCACATCCGGCGGAACATATAATAGTTACACAGCAACAATAACGTTACAGTATACGAAGAAGTAGGAGGACATATGCCGAAGATAGGTGAGATCTTATTTGGCAAGCGCAGCAAGACTAAGAAGAAGCCGACAATTAATGCGAATCAAGATGAATTATTACGGCTCATTACAGAGGGTCTATCTAAGGGTACAGGTCCTTTTGCTGACATCTTTGGTCCGTTTAATGAAGAATCTTTCAACAAAGGTGTCTATGAGCCTCAGTTGAAAAAGTTTAATGAAGAGACGCTGCCTATGTTACAAGAAAAGTTCATCGCAGGTAACCAAGCTTTAGGGTCAGGCATGCGTCGCGGTCAACTGAAGGCAGCAGGGGACTTCCAATCACGTATAGCTGAATTATTGTATCAAGCCCAGCAAGACCAGGCAAAGAACAAACTTGCAGGTGCCCAAACAGCTTTAGGTGTTAAGCCATTTGAAAACATTGTTAAAGGCGAAAGTAAAGGTTTGCTTCCGTCAGCGGCATCAGGTGCAGCAAACGCAGTAACATCAGCAATAGCGGGGTAATATGGCAACATTTGTACCAGGCAGCACACAATGGGGCGATCTCGGGCAAAGTCTAGGCCAAGCGGCTGGGGCAGGATATATACATCATCACGATGAGTCTGCCCTGCGTAAATCTATTGAAGCCCTTGGCCCTAATCCATCGCCTCGTGATCTTTTAAACGCCATCACCAAAACAAAGACATATTCGAATAAGTCTAAGCAAGAGATGTTGAAAAATCATCTTGGTGTAGCAGAATTTGAAGAATTGCAACGTAAGGCTAAAGCAACTGAAGACCTTAACAAAGAATATGCTGACATTGAACGAAAGAAAATTGAAGCAAAGACGGCAGAACAACTCGCTAAGGCTCAAGAAAAGGAGAATGCCCTTAAAGCTAAGTTAAGTTCAGCAGATGAATTGATAGAACTTTCATCATTATCTCGCGAAGAAAAAGACCGTCTAAAAGGTAAACTAACACCTGAGGATGCACGTGCTTTATTAGGTAAGAACACTGAAACCGGCGATTATGAGATAGCTAAGAATCAGGCTAAACGATATGAGAAACCTGTAGAAACATATCAATCGGCAGCTATAGAAGCACAGCAACTTTTGCCGATTACTGAGGCTTCCATCTTGAAAAATGAGGCATATACACTAAGCGAAAAGTTATGGGACACTACGCTTGATTCTATTAACAGTCCTATATTAAATCCTCTTAAATCAAAAACTGGTCAAGAGTTAGAAGCTTACACTCCTGTATCTATATCAAGCTTTGGACAAAAAATGAGCGGTGTCTTAACTAACCAGAAAATGAATGTTATATCTAAAAAAGCTGTAGGTCTAGGAAAGGATAAAGACGCTAATAGGTTATTCTTACATTTAGATTTATATGACAGAGAATTAAGTATATTAAGAGCTAAGTTTACTAATGAAATTATCGCAGAAAATAAATATGGATTACCACCGAAAGACTTTGATGAACGTTTGAAAAAGAAAATGTTGCCCTATCAGAAAATGATTAATAGCGATATTGACAAACTGTTAGCTGGTAAAAAACCAACATCGGAAATGTCTCAACTGGGAATAAAGAATGACTACAAAGCTCAGTTACAGCCGGGTGAAGTATTAGTTACAGATGAAAAAGGTGAAATAGGAGCAATTCCTGAAGAAGAATTAAATCTACCTGAAAATAAACACCTTAAAAGAGTAGAATAATGCCATTTAGACCTATAAACACTCAAAAAGAAGAACCTATATCAGCGGAAACTCAACAGTCTATACCTGAACAAGTTGTCGATACCGCAGTTGAACAAGCTCAGCCTAAGAAGAGTGGATTTAGAGTTTTGAATCAACCTACGCCAGAAGAAACCAAAGTCCAACGAGATACAGATCTTTTAAACGCATTTGCTCAAGGTTTACACGAGTCAGCGCCGGGTGAATTAAACAAGGCTATATTCGGCTCAGTTTCATCAGGTCAACCGCAGGAATCAGGTTTTTGGGAAAGTGTATTTAGGCAAGGTGGTGAATTAACTGGCGATGCTGCATTAATGGGTATTGGTGCTTTAATTGGCGGTGGCATAGGCACATTAGGCGGGCCAGTAGGTGTAGCAGTCGGAGGAACAGCAGGCGCCTTTGCATTGCCGGCATTTTTAAAAGAAGCTAGCAGGCAATATCGTAAGTTTCAAGAAGGGGGAGGCAATCTTACTTTTGGCGAATTTATCAGTTCTGCCGATAAGGTAGCCAATAGAACCTTAAGTGAAGGTGCGTTTGGTGTTATATTAGGTGGTGTGAAAAAGAGTATAGGCTTACTCGAGAAGATACCTGCTGTAAAGCAAATGTTTGACACACGTTACGTAGGTAATTTATCACGAGGCGCCACAGAGATAGCAGCAGAAGTCGGCACAGCAACAGGTATACCCGCAGTAGCCGAAGGTCGTTTACCAGATAAAGAAGATGTCGCCAGAGCAGCAGTATTATTCACAGGTGGAAGAGCTGCACATTTGCCTGGTCAATTGTCCGATCTGATAAAAACAGGCAAACCAGGTAAGTTTAATTATGCACTAGCTGACAGAGTTCAAGAACTAGATTTAGCCTATCCGCCATTGCAAGAATTCAAAAAAGGCGAAAATCCATCATATAAGAATAGTGTTGAGTTAGACAGAAACCTTACAGCCTTTGACGCTTCGTATATAAATAACATTGTATCTAAAATTAATTCTCTTTCTCCATTAGAGTTTATGTCAGCGGATGAGGCGGGTCGTAAGATGAGAGAGTCCTTAAAACCGCCAGAATTGCCACAGGAGGAAGCAAGACCTAAAAGAGAGCCCAGTACACCAGAAGAAAAGCCAGTTAAACCAATTAAACGTGAAGTGCCTCTATCGCAAAATCCTTTACTCCAGGCAATTGAAGTTATTTCACCTCATCAAGTACAAAGCAAAGCTGAATTAGGCAGACGAATCTCAAAGCAATATAGAGAAGGTCGCGAAAGAGAATATGCGCCATTAAAAGAAAGATACACTAATCAAACTGAAATGATCAAAGGTTACACTGTTGTTGATGAGAGTATTCCTGATGAAATACAAGGCTTTATTGATAAGTTTGAACCATTAGCTATACCAGGATCAGAAGCTCAATTAATAGTATCTAATGCTAAAAGGATGAGGGATTTATTCTTACAGCATGACAAAGATGGTGAAGTTGCGGGTTTTAAAGAAGCTTCACTGGATAAAGTTGTTGGTAATAATCGTTCAATTAAGCAAATACCTAACTGGGACGTACCACCTGAGATGAAAGATAATTTAGCTACATTAACTCAGATGGTAGATGGACATATTGAAGGTCATCTAAGAAACATTTTACCTGAATTAGCCGATGAGTACGTGAATCTTAACCGTGACTATGCCGAGTTCAAGAATCGTTGGGACAATGCCGACATGAAAATATTCTATGATAGGACTGTCAATAACGAAAAGGTAGCTAATCAGTTCTTGAAATTAGATGAATTCACTCAATTATCACAAGCATTTTCTGGCAATCCGGAGGGCGATGCTACATTAAATCTAATACGAAGAGAAGCCTGGCGAGATAAACTTGGTCGCGACGCTTTAAACGCTAAAACTCAAGAGCAATATTTCGATGCCACTTCACGATTTGAGGAAAGAGATTTTGCTGATCTTATGGAATATTTATCCCCAGATCAAAGGCAGGATGTTCAAAACGCTATAAATCATTCAGATCAAATTCGTCGAGCAGAGCAATTAGCATCACAGCAATATAGTCAAGATGCGGCAACATATCAAAATCAGATGCAACAATGGAAACAGCGTGAAGGCCTAAGAAGAAAACAAGAGTCTGAGGAAAATAAGAAAGAAGCTCAAGAAATCCAGAATAGAAAAAAGACCATTCAGACTAAGCAGGATCTTTTAGTCTCATTGCTCAGAGAAAACCCTGCGGAAATTGTCGGTAACATGAAAACAATTGAGGGTATTAGAAGAATCAAAGAAGCAACAAAGTCTGTACAAAATGGTAAAGAGCTGTATGACTCACTTGCGAGATATGAGACAGAGAACATGTTTGACTTTATGAAAGAAGGTTACATTCGTTCTGGTCGTGTTCCTTATGATGAGCTAAAAATTCAAATGCGAAACAAAGAGTTTAGAGCAAAGTTGAAAGAACTGAATGGTGATAAATTTGTAAAAGATATAGACGAGCTCGTAGATTTGTCAGATCAATTGTCTAAAGATTACAAGAAGAAGACAGTGCAATTCAGAGATGATCCGACAACATTAAGCACTGTGCTTCAGATATATTCTTTGTTAGGTCTTGCGCAAGGTAACTTAATCACACCTTTATTAGCCTATACCGCCAAGAAGAATATACTTAAAATAGGCATGAAAGCTCAGAATATGTGGACTAACAAGAGATATTACGATCCTGAATACATACATAAAACTATAAATATGGCTAGAGCTGCCGAAAAGGGTAACAAAGCTGAAATTAGACGACAAGCAGCGTTACTTGAAGCGCCATACTTAATCCCCGTAAATAAGGAATAAGATAAAGCCAACAAAAAATTCTTTAATGAAATTCATACTAACCTCCGATTAATTAAGATATTATATCAGGTTAGGCTGAATAAGTAAACATGTAAATCAATTAAGAAAACAAGGAGGTTTTCTATGGGTCTATTTAGCAATCCATTAAGCTATGCAGGTTATCCCCCAGGAGTAACAGGGACACCTACAACACAGAATTCAACAGTCAGAGCTGCTACAACAGCCGAGGTTCAGGCAGGCAGTATTAATAACGCTTATGTCTCGCCTGCTACAGTATCAGCTTTAGACGCAGGTATCTTTGCATCACCGCCTGGCTTGGGCACTACAGCGCCTAATTCCGTGGCTTCTACGACCTTAACATCATCAGGGAATACCACCCTAGCGACAGCGGTATCTGCTACGTCTGTAACCCTTGCAAATGCTGCCAATTCAGGCGCATTAGTAGTACAGGTAGCTAACGGTGCTAATGCTGCCAATGCGACAGTGAATATTCTTTCTGGTAACGCAACTGCCGGAACGCAAACATTAAACGTATTGGGAGGAACCCGTGCTGGTGTGGCAAACATCGGAACTGGCGCTGCCGCTCATACGGTTAACATGCTGGGTTCTACAGGCTTACTTGGATTCTTTGGCGCCACTGCGGTGACTAAGAGAACTCAAGGCGCTATAACCAATAACGTAACTGCAGGTGGATCAACAGGCACAATAGCAAATTACACTGATTTAACTGTGTATGCTAACGATTCTGCTGCAATACGTAACGACATTTACCAATTAGCTTTAGGTCTTCAAGGCTGCATCGCTGCTTTGAGAAGTTATGGCTTATTAAACTAAGAGGTAATTATGTCTATTGTAAGATTTGATGCCATAATTTCTGTATCTTATAGCTCAATTACAAACAGTTACGCAGCATTGGGTTCTGCGACTCAGCATCCTTGGCGCATTATTCGTATCATAAACACGACTGATGCGTCTATGTTACTAAGCTTCAATGGATCTACGGACAACGTTATTGTGCCGTCCAACAGCTTTGTTCTGTACGACTTTGCCACTAACGCAGCTCCGGTCAACGATCTTGATAGCTTCGTCTTAGGTATAAACACACAGATCTACATTAAATACGTCTCTGCTCCTACGGGTGGTGCTGTGTATGTAGAAGGACTATACGCAAAAGGTGAATAATGAGCCAGATGGGTGCAATCAAGTTTATAGGTGGCGGAGGTGGTGGCGCTGTTAACCAGGTGACTGGATCTAACGGTGTCACAGCTTCTCCCACCACCGGAAATGTCGTTGTATCAGGAATAGACGCCACAACCTCTACATTAGGTGTGGCTTCTTTCGACCCGACATTTTTCACAGTGACTAGCGGTAACGTATCTTTCTCCGGTACGACAATTGCCACTACGATCACAGGAAACAGCGGTGGACCAATATCGCCTAGCTCGAATAACTGGAATATTAAAACTAACAATTCTACAGCTGCATTTGTCGGGTCAGGGTCTACGCTAACATTAGACTTTGGCTTATCGAACTTGTGTCTAGGCTCTTCTTTGCCTTCTTTGACGAGCGGTACACAAAACGTGTCTGTTGGTGATATAGATTTTTTAGCGTTAACATCAGGCTCAGATAACGTTGCTGTAGGGTATGCCTGTCTTGATTCTTTGACTACAGGTTCATCTAATTCGTCTGTGGGGTTCAATAGTCTAGCATTAATCACGACAGGGTCTAACAACTCTGCTTTGGGGTCAGGTGCTCTTCCAGGTGGCAACGGCTCTTATAACATCGCTGTAGGTGCTAACGCAGGTACAAACTATGCTAGCACAGAATCAAGCAATATAGTTATAGGCAATCCTGGCACCGCAGCTGATTCAAATGTCATACGTATCGGCGACTCTAACAATGCGCATTCGTCATATCAAACAAAGTGTTACATAGCCGGTATAGACGGAGTAAACGTAGGTAGTGTAGCCAAGGTTGTAACGGAAGCATCAGATCAGCTGGGCACTGCAACAATCACTGGCAGCTCAACCGTTACAGTGACACCTACGGCCAATACAATAACCTTGGCAGCAGGAACATCTGTCGCAACTACATTTAATGCTGATTCAGGCTCTGCAACACCTAGCTCTAACGCGATAACCTTTGCCGGCGGTCCTGGTATAACAACAAGCGCCACAGGTAGTACTGTTACAATAAATTCAGTGGTCTTCTCAGATCCTAACACTAACGTAACACTGGCAGCTAACACGGGTGTTTTTGCCAAAGCTGCAATTACCTTAACACTACCTGGAAGCGTGGCACAAGGAACTGTAGTAGAAGTGGTTAACGCTTTGGCTAACACTATCGTGATTCAAGCGGCTAGCAGTCAGTTGATTCGCGTAGGTTCAGCCGTGTCTAGCGCTACAGGAACTGCCACAAGCGTTACACAGGGCGATACATTAATATTAAGATACAGAACAGCCAATACCACATGGTACGCTACGTCTGTCATAGGAACATGGTCATTAGCATAGAGGTTTTATGGTAACAAAGTCTAACGCGATTAACGTATCTCAAACAGGCGTCGTATACTTTAACGGCACTGCATCATTCACTGGATCTGGCAACGGCTCTAGTGGGCAGGTGTTACAATCTCAAGGTGCTTCAACACCTGCTTATTCATCGGCTACATATCCTTCTAGCTGCGCAACCGGTGACTTAATCTACGGCTCTGGAACTAATGTATTGTCTACTCTTTCAGCCCCAACAACTTCAGGGGAATTTTTCTGTTATAACACATCGCCTTATTGGGCTAATTATTACAATACAATAACTTATTACGAAGATTTTTTAGAGAACAATTTAAGTTTCTCTGCTGGTGGAGGTGGATCTGGCGGAACGAATTATCCTAGTACCTATCAAACATATCAACACCCAGGAGTCCTTGATATATATACTAGTGGGGGTTATGCTAATTATTCAGTTCACTCTAAAGCTAGTTATATGATAGGTGGTGGGCAAATCTGGATTGATGTTGTAGCTAAATTATCCAGCCTAGCAAGTAGCAGTGATAATTTTGCAATGTTTTTAGGTTTGTCAGATACTCAAGATACAACTTCATCAAACAATAACATAATTTTTTCTTACAAATACAATCAAAATAGTGGTAAATGGCAAGTGATATGTCAAAACGCTGGCACAACCACAACAACCAATACATCCACTACCGCCGACACTAACTGGCATAGGTATTCTATTTCAATAAACGCAGCGGCTACCAGTGTTACGTTTTATATAGATGGAGCTTCTGTGGGTACTATAACAACAAATATTCCAGCAAATACTACATCTTTAAACTTTTTTGTTGCAAATGTAAACCAAGGAAACAGTTCAGGAGCTTCAGAATTTGTAGCTGTAGATTTAATGTATTACTACCAAAGTTTAACAACACCAAGATAAGGATAAATTATGAGTCAAGGAGGAATAATTCATGCATCAAGCGGTACCACATCAGTTAATCAGGTTGTAGGTTCGAATGGCGTAACAGCGTCACCGACAACAGGTAACGTAGTGGTTTCTGGCGTAAATGCAACAACTAGCAGCGTCGGTGTGGCTTCTTTCGACTCAACATATTTTTCAGTCAGCGGAGCAGGCAAGGTCACATTTAACGGCAGTACATTTGGCACAACAATCACTGGTAATGACAGTGTGGCGTTAAGTCCTTCAGCCGGTAATTGGAACATTGTTGGAGGAAGCACGTCTGCCGGCAGCACACCAATCGTCACGTCAGGATCTGGCAGCACACTAACTGTCAAAGTACAAGCTGCACAGGCTCTTGCTTCGACTGATGTGACAAAGATCGGAGCTGCACTGTTTAATTCGGCACAGTTTACGGTCGATTCAAACGGTTTTGTCTCGGCAAAGAGTACAGCAATTCCTCAGACTTTGACGGGAAACTCTGGCGGAGCGGTTAGTCCTACGGCTTCAAATATTAACATAGTCGGTACAGGAAGCCTAACTGTTGTCGGGAACCCAGGTACCAGTACACTGACTGCTCAGCTCACAGGTCTGACAAATCACGCTGTCTTAGTCGGCGCCGGCACAGCTACTATAACATCTGTCGGGCCTAGCTCTACGTCAGGTCAAATCCTTCAGTCTCAGGGTGCTTCGTCTGACCCTGCCTTTTCTACTGCTACCTATCCGTCTACAACATCTATTAATCAAATACTCTATTCCTCAGCAAACAATGTTGTATCTGGCTTAGCCACTGCAAATAATGGTGTTCTGACAACCGGCACATCTGGAACACCCGTAATTACTGCGTTAAACTCAAATGGCGGGCTTATCATAGGTTCAGCGTCCGGAGCCCCAGCAGCAGCTATGCTAACCGCAGGAACAGGCGTTACAATCACAAATGAAGCCAATTCAATAACTATATCATCTAATGGCTCCGTAATACCGCAGACCTTAACTGGTAATTCAGGCGGAGCAGTCGGGCCAAGCGCAGGCAATATAAACACTGTCGGCGCTGGCAGTATCACAGTAGTAGGCTCGCCAGGTACAAACACTACGACCACACAATTGACTGGCCTTACTCAGTACAATGTGCTCACAGGCCAAGGCACATCTACTATAGGTCTGATTGCCCCTAGTGCTACATCTGGTGTTCCGCTAGTTTCACAGGGTTCATCTGCCTATCCCGCCTTTGGTACAGCGGTTGTTGCAGGAGGCGGAACTGGCAATACATCATTTAGCGCCTATCAGTTAATCGCAGGTGGAACAACATCAACTGGGGCTCTGCAACAAGTTTCTGGCACGGGCACTTCAGGTCAGATATTAGTGTCCCAGGGAGCGGGCGCTTTACCTCAATGGCAGAACTTAAGCGCAACATCTTTGACTATCACGAGTGTTAATCATGCGGCTTCGCCTTATACTGTTTTGTCTACTGATCAGTATTTGGCAGTTGATACTTCGGGCGGTGTGGTTACTATCAACATGCCAAACACGATGACTACAGGACGGGTTGTATACATAAAAGATTCAAAAGGCACATCAAGCACAAGTGCCATTACTGTAACAACGCCAGGTGGTACTGTCACTTTTGACGGGTCGACATCTTACACTATCGCAGCTAATTACACATCGAATAGCTTAGTGTTTGACGGAACAAATTATCAAATATTCTAGGGGGAATATGTCATATAAAAAAAACATAGTTGCATCAGGAGAGACTGGCCAGACGACATTAGCTGCGCACAGTCTTTTATGTGGTGCGGGTGCGTCAGCAGTATCTTTGATACCTACTGGATCGTCTGGGCAGTTGTTGCAGTCTGCGGGCAGTTCATCTGATCCTGGCTGGACAACTCCAACTTATCCAAGCGTAGGCGGAACGAATAGACAATTATTAATGAGCAATGGCACTAACAACGTATATACGACTGAAACTTGGGCAACTCCCGGTACAAGCGGTAATGTCTTGACTAGCGATGGAACTAATTGGACAAGTGCGGCAGCGCCTGGTGGTGGTTTGTTAATGGCAAGTGGCACTTTAACTAGCTCTCAGATTAAAAATTTACATGGTACACCAATACAAGCTATAGCTGCACCAGGATCAGGAAAAACAATTGTTATAGTAAATTCTAGTTCGAAATTAAATTATGGTGGTACAAATGCTTTTGTGGCTGGAGCTTCACAAACTATAAGAGCATATTACAATTCAACAACATCAGCATTACTACAAATTGCAACAAATACACAGATAACATCAACACAAAACTACAGTAATATCGGATCAACTCCTGGTAATATTAGCGGAGCATCAACAAATTATTCCAATCAACCCATAACTTTATACAACGATGTAGCAACAGAAATATCAGGAAATGCTGCTAATAACAACACTCTTGATTGGTATATTCAATATTACATTGTTAACTACTAATACCACATGAGCAGTATTCAGCATGTTTTATCTCTGGAACTATGTAAAAATGTTTTCCGTACCTAAGTATATGGTTTTCATCGTCTTCGGTGTTGTAGTAAAATTCTGCATTAAGATTATCGTATAACAAAACAGCTGCGTAGAATTCACTCATCTCAAGGTGGTATGACGCCCAGTTAAGATGAGAACGACACGCAGCCCACACCTCGTAAGAGCAGTTGATTATCTCACCAATCGTAAGTATAGCTGTGGCAATAGCAGTTGAGTGTAAGTTCTTTGTCGCAAGCGCACCTATAAGCACGTTAGTCGTATATTTAGTGTAGTTTCTCTCGACATAAGTGTACATTGCGTCAGCGCAGGTATTAGACAAGTAAAGGTATTTGTTACACTCGTCTGTGTGATATTTAACCAGGTTAAAGTATTGATCTTTCTGTTCCTGCGTCAGTTTTTCTTCTACGTTAAACCAAGTGTGCTCGTTGCCAAAGATCTGTACCTCACTGGCGTAAATCAGGAATATCGTTAACCAAAGTAGCACGTATTTCCAGGGTGTACGAACATTCTTTGATACTTTGTCGATTAGATACATTGCAAAAGAAAACACTGATGCTTTTAAAAGTGCTACTAACATAAAATCCTTATCATTATTGTTTTAAAATTTCCTCTGCATATGTCAAAATATTCTTCTCACTTGATCCCCCTGCTTTTAAACTAAGTATTGAATAACACAATGCAGCATGTATAACAGCTCTTATATCGTATTTTTCCTCTAGATCTAACATACATCGTTTAAATTCTGGTACTAAACGTATAACTTCTTTTTCTAGTTCAATCATAAACGGAAAAAATTCTTTTTCTAATAGATCCATTTCTTCTTTAATTTTATCTTCATCCATGACTCCCACCTATCAAAAAAGGTTAAATCATGTATTATTGCCTTAGGCTACAAATTAATCAAGGAGAATTTATGCCGCTAAAAAAAGGTAAAAGCAAGGCCGTAGTGTCAAGTAACATAAAAGAAATGGTCGCGTCAGGGCACCCACAGAAGCAAGCCGTGGCAGCAGCACTGAATCAAGCACGTAAGTCAAAAAAGAAATAATTGATTTGAATTAAACATTTTGTTATAACTCTCCACAAAGTCTCTACCGGGACTGAAGGAGGGTGATATGGCAAAGATAGTTCGCGTTGATTCAATGGCAGATGTAGTTCTGTCTAATAGATGGCGTGATTCTGCTACGTTTAAAGCTTACGGGCGATTCATTGCAAAAGATGGATCTTACGTATCAGAAGATTATCCTGGTGCAAAGTTTAAAGTCACGTACAAGAAAGAACGTGCTTTTACTGGATGCGAACGGTTTCAAAGATTCGTCCAAGGTATATTCCTTTCGGTACTTACGCTAGGTCTATGCAACTTGTACAAAGAGAACCGTCAGTTGTTCTATTCAAAGATCAAAGTCATGCGCATAGCTGTGCGTGTCGAAGATAACTTGTATAAAGCAGCTCAAAGGAAGAATACTGTCGAGCAAGAAACAAAACCTTCAATGCTGGATAGTGACCGTGCTTGCGACGAATAGATTTAAGGGGAGACGGTCTCCCCTTTTGCTTCTTCTTCTATAATCTTCTCAACATCTTCGATCACCTCAGGCAGCAACTTCGCACAGCCTGTCACAAGAAAAACCACACTAACTAAGAATATAAGTTTCATACAAGTTCCTTTTGTTTCCATCTGTTAAACCCTGCGATAAAGTCATCAGGTCTTGCCACAGCTTCACGTTTGATGTCTTCAACATGTTTATGCATCAGATTAGAACTGTAAGTCAAGAACGTATCTAATAGTGGCAAAGATTCTTCCCTGAACTGAGGTATAATGTCACGATCGAATTGAAGGCACTTTGCAGGCTCGTAGGACGAATTAGCGTCATTATCTGGGTCATCGCCCGTCTCCAGGCAAAAAGTCTTCAGAAGGCAGTATTTGTAAGCGTACGAGATTGCCTTGCCTGGGCCTTTGTCACTATTATCAATTCCGTAGCCTGTGTATCTAACAGTGTAGTTATCATGCGGTGTGTCTATGTTAACAAATTGAAAGAGCATCTTCACTGTCGTACGATTATTCTCTTGGATCATCTCTTCAACGGTGGACAGAATAAGCACGCCATGTTTGACAAGTAAGGGATGTACAGCAGCTGTAACTTGGTCATGGCTAACGAATCGATATTGTCCATTAACAGTCTTGGAACCTTTTTGTATGTAGTCCAATTCACTCATTATGTTACGAATTCTCTGGTATAGATTCAGTCCTTCGGTCACTTGAAACCTCCTTGTTAAAATAATTGTGACAGTATAAAGCCTTGTTGAAAACATCCATGGGTTCTTTAAAGTCTTCAATGATCTCAATGTCTGGAAAATCACCATTTTTCTTAAGGTAAACCAGCATTGCACTTGTGATTTGAATATTGTTTACGGCTAGAAGATTGTGATAGGCGGCCATTTGAACTGGAAATGTACAGATTGGCCGTGACGTTGTTTTTAGATCTGCTAGATAAATTCTTTGATCTGTGCCTTTGAACACCATATCGACTTGACCGGTGTACTTTAGGATATCGTCCCTGAAGCGACGCTCTATGTGTAGGAATTCACTGACTTGAGCGTCTTTCCATAGTCTAAAGCTGTTTACGTAACCTTTGTAGTCTTCATTGATCATTGATTCGGGTAGCCAGTCGCCTTTGGCAATTCCTGCGCATAAGCTGTGTACTGTATTCCCTCTTATTGCGGCGCCTTCTAAGATCTTTTTAGGTATCTGATCATATTTCGTAAACCCGCGCAGCACTTCGGTTACTCTAGGGTAATCCATGGTTGAGTCCTTTCAAAACAAAATTCCTTAGATTTCAAAGATAAACCTTTACTTTGTCATTGTCAAGTTATTTGCTTTAGCGTTATTTTACGTGAAACCGGAGAAAATCGATGGCTAGAAGACCTAAACTAAAAGAAAACTTTGTTGTAAGTGTGAGACTGGAAAAAGACATGTATGAAAAGTTGCAAGACATTTCTGCTTTACACACGCTTAATACCCGAAGGCAAGTATCCGTGCAACAGCTGATACGTGATGCATTATTTTTTGTATACGAAGATAATGAGAATTTACGAGAGAGCTTCAGGAGGGCAAGAGACCAAGCAGCATGGAACTATATCAAAAAATATCCTTGCAAAAAAAATGAGTATTGATTAGTTTTCAGAAAAGTGGGAGGGGGTAGTGCCTATTAACACATTCCCCCAGAGACAATTTAATACTACATGAAGTCTTTAATTTCCCACAACATATTTTTTAACACTATGAAAAAAACACCTGCGCCTTCAGTGTACTTTTGTCGTAAGTCTATGGAATTTATACATTTAGATGATGTTATGTTAAAATTCCTGAAAGATCAATTTCCCAAGGTTGATGTAGACTTAGAGTTGCGCCGTATGAAAATGTGGCTTTTATCTGAAAGAGGCCAACGCTCGAAAGGTACAATGTTGTTTATTTCAAAGTGGCTAAGAAACGCATTAGAGAATGTTTACAGCCGAAGATTACCCGAAGATGAAGAAACATCCTCTAATCCACTTACTGATTTTATAAACAAGTATCTGGAGAATTTGTGGAGCGAAAGACAGTATCTAACAACGCTAAACACGATAAGCAAGCCGAGATAGAAGCCTACTTTTTGTCAGACAAGCCGTTAGACATGACGAATGATTCTGTCGTAGGCTTGAATGATCTGCCGGAAGACTATCGCAAGGCTTTAGAATGTGGCTATCCGTCAGGATGGAAATGTTTAGACAAGATCCTTCTAGGCGTCCGCACAGGTGAGTTGACTGTCATAACCGCGGACACCGGCGCAGGTAAAACAACTTTTGCCGTAAACATGTGTATTAACCTGGCGCTTCAAGGCGTCAAAGTATACATAAATTCCTGGGAAATGAAGCCTCAGACAATCCTCCGTAAGATAGCTTCATTGATCCTACGTAAGCCGATGAAGCTGTCCGAGTTCTCCGAAGAAGACAATCGCCAGTTCAATGAATGGTGTGATCATCATCAAGTGTATATCAATCCAAACACCATTGGTACCGATCTGGCTAAGTTCACCAAAGAATTGATCTACATTACTCGCATGGGTGTTAAGATTGTCCTTATAGATCACTTAGATTACCTTATTCGCCCTAGTTACAATCAATCTCAAGTCGACGCCATTAAGTCTACGGTTAAGAGACTCCACGAGTTAGCAGAAGCCTTCAACTTGCATATAATCTTAATTTGCCACCCTAAGCAATCTTCTGCCGCTACTGATGAGGTTGGGATGCACTCTATCAAAGGCAGCAGTGATATCAAACAATACGCTGACAATGTGATTACGTTGCACAGGTGTTCTAGATCTGACAAGACATCAGACCCTAATAAGATAAAGATCTCCGTGCAGAAAAACAGACTTATGGGCATTGAAGCCTCGACTTATTTATACTATCAACACCTGTGGGACGGTTATGCAGAATACCAAGATAACTTGTGAGAGATGTAAACGCGAACGTGAGAAAATGTTTGAGCCCTTGCATGAAAACGTGTGTCGAACATGTTTAACTGACAAAGAAATGATCGAATACATACAGCCTTGGTTAACTAAGCTAATGGCAGATTGTGACGTGCACGAAAAACGCAGACTAATCAAAACAGTCATGCGTGAACATCAAAGATTTATGCGGAGTAAAGCATGAAGAATATTCCTTACGCGGACGGATCACCCAGCCGAGAATGGGAAGACACTGGCCATGATGAGATGAATCAATTATACGAAAACACGAAGAATAAAGGCTCTAAGGTAAGATGTCTTGACATTCTTTCTAACCTAAGCTCGTTAATATCAGTCTGTAGCCAATCTTTGATCAATTCGTGCGAGACTAAGCATGTTTCTGTGGTACTAATGATTCATGTTGGAGAATGTTTGGAAGAACTAGAAATGGAGTTAAAAAAACTATGATAAATGTAGAAATTGGTAACTTTAGACCTGTGGACAAGGGTTCTCTCAGAGGCTCTTTTCACGTGATGGTAAAGTTTAGCGAAGAGCATATTGTTGTGATTTATGACTGTAAATACTTTGTTAAGGGTGACAAGCGCTGGATCAAGTTACCTTACAAAGAGATTAAATCTGAAGAGAAGACAGACTATTTCCAGCTAATCAGATTTAAACCAGTCGACTTAAGTAAACAAATTGAATCATTAATCTTAGCACAGCTTGAGGCATCTAATGGCGCAAAAAATGTTGAAAGTAAACCACATGTTAGTTCCGAAGAATTGCCGTTTTGATTCGTGGAAGAGCTTAGGTGACTATGTAATGATTTTGGCTAAAGAAGAGGCATTAAAAGAGTTTGAAAGCGATATATACGAACGTACCTATCAGATCGCTTCACACATCCTAGATACTGTAATTGAGTGTAGAGATGGGTCTTAAACAGCTAATAAACAAGTATAAGATCTTAGAAAAGTGTCATAAGCCGAACTTCGACTTTGTGATCACTGAGGCGCCAATGATCTATTCTATCAAATTCAATATAGGTGAGCGTCGCCATGCAGCAGATTTCTTTAGAAACAAGCGCTGGCACTCTATACTTAAGTGTTTTTTCAAGGCTCATTTCAACCCTGCGACGCCTGTTGTTCTGATCGTAAAGTTCTATGTTAAGCCACCTGATAGAGCCTATGCTCCGCCATTTAACCTGACTGACAAACAAGTTAAAGCTGAGAAGACCCCAGCGGTAGCTAACTTTGAACTGTGTGAATACTTGCTATCGTTTTTAGAAATGTTAAACAAGACTCTTTTTAACACGTATCGGCAAATGTTCAAGGTCGATATGGAAAAGTACTATAGTAACGACCCAAGAATCGTCTTTCAATTTATGAGCTACTATGACTATAAAAACATATACGACGGTGATCCCGTGGACGCCAAAGGCAAAACAAAGCGTGCGACTAAATAAGAAGCACTTTTATAATCCTTCGGTAAAAAACATGTATAAGGTAAAAGATTTTGTTAAGCAAGATCTAGAAGGATTTAACCTGCCTTTATTCTTAGGCCCTTTGCTTATCGTCACCCATTACATAATTCCTCTTCCAGTCAATTCAAGATACAAGGAATCACGCAATTATTCACCTAACCCTAAGCGTCCTGATGGCGACAACTTAGAAAAGTGTTTGAATGACGCACTAACAGGCATAGTCTGGAAAGACGACGGACAAATATCATGCTTACTCAGAACAAAAACTTACACACTACGAGACAAAGGCGCAACGATACTGCACTGCGAAGAACTGCCAACAACATCAATCAATTTTGATCTTGTGTTAGAATCAATCAGAGAAAAATGTAACCTTAGGCTAATCGATGAACAAACCTAATCCTGAGCAATTATCTTATTCTTACTTGCTACTCACTGAAACCATGCTGGATATCTTGATCACTCCGTGTCATATTGCCTGGGAGATGAATCCTGACATCCGGAATAATCTTATGTGTGCGTCTCGTCATTTGTATAAAGCCCGGCTAATGATTGAACAAATAGACGAGCCTACTAGTGGATGTTTTTAATCTATTTATGCTCAGGTTTATAATTATCTAACAGTACACTGTTTAAATGTATCATAAAACCCTCGTAATGTGAATCTGGAATGTGATTATTCATATAAACTATTAAAGCATAAAATAAAGAATCTGCTATAATACCTAAATCTCTCATATTTGGATTAGGGTATTTCTCCTTTAATTTTACATATATTTCTTTCCCCTCGTTAATATAAATTTCATTATCAGTTACATTTTCATTAGAATGTTTTGTCATATTTTACCCGTTATATTAATTGTAAAAAGCGTTGCCATGCCGTGTCTTGCCTCGCTATGCCTCGCCATGACCGAGCCTAGCCTAGATTAGCCATGCCAATCCGTATCAAAAATGAATAAACTAAGTTTTAGGCTTAATCCATTCATAAACCGTACCGTACCATGCCATACCACGCTACGCCATACGAAACCAAACAGCGCCTTGCCTAACCGTGTTTAACTAATTACAACATCTTTACATACATATCTTCCACACCCAATTAGTCTTGCGTCTCCCAGTCCGACAAACTTGCCTGCTGCCTCTATTGCTTGCTTGATATTGTCCCTTGAAAGTATTGTATCGTCCCATTCGAAGGCAACTGTAAGTTCCCAGCCTGGCTTCATAGCAACGCGATACCTTACGTTCTTGCCTTTTGTTGTTGGGTTCTTCACAGCTCTGATATCGAGATAGATCTCTTGTGAAGAATCGCGAGATAATTCCTCAGTTTCAATTAAAGCGATGGGCTTTGGCAATGTGTAATTAAGATAGAATTTCTCACCTTTGACAAGCATACAGCCCATAAGTTTCTTCTTTATACTGCCTTTGCCTTCTTTAACGTAATGTGCGCCTTCTGATACTGTGCCAAATATGTAGTAAGCCGGCACAAATAATCTTGTATCTTCACACCATACTTTATCTCGCCATTCTTCCGGGTCATTTCCAGCACTGCCAGATTTCACCTTTGATTTATTTGATACACTTTCTATCTTAAACCTGTTAAATAGAAAAGGTGTCGTTCCAATTATTTTGTACTCAATTGTTTTCATATATTTCCTTAATGTTAATAAAAAACCATGCCTCGCCCCGCCCAGCCTTGCCGAGCCTCGCC